AGTTTTTGTGATGTATCTAGATCCTGCTTTATTTACTGCTGTAACATTATCAGGAGTATCTTCGCCTGTACTAACATAAGAAGTTACCAAGTTTTCTGTAAGGAAAACACTTGCTCTGTCTGTGTCAATCACAGGCGAAACATACTGATTTGTTGTTGACATGCTTGCCTGTACATCAACAACATTTGCTGATGCTGGAGTATAAGTTTTTACAGCTTCTGCTACTGTATTTTTATTGTTGGATACACTGCTGTAAGACACACTTCCTGCTGGGCCTGCTAGGAGTTTTTCGGTATATGCGATATTTGTTCCTGTTGGAAGCATATCAGGAATATTCAACCGATACTCGTGCATATTCACCGATGTTCCGTATTCAGAACTTCGTGTGTTTGACAGGGTAACTGTGCCTGATGTTCCAAAATAGCAAATATCAAGATTAAACTTAATATCTTGATTTATGTTTTTAGTTATAACATGACCACCTGATGACGCTGCAAAACTAGCCATGATATAGGCTGGTTTTGTGTACCCAACAGTTGACGCATGAACCCCAAAGCTTGAACCTGTTGTTAACAATGAAAACGCATAAGTTTCTCCTGGCATCAGCAGGACAGGTGAACTGAATGTAAACGCTGTTGCTGTCCCGCCGTCACTTGTAGTGATTGCAGCGTTATAAACTGTGGTTGTTCCGAATGGCATAACTTTAGAAGGATGTGGGTATCCATTGACAGTTGGTTTCAGCATAAGAGTTACAGAATCTGTACCCGACGAACCCTTTTCGGAGAAGTAAATATTAACAGTTTTAACCATAATACCCGATGGATACTGTATTGGATCTACCATAAAAGTTTGTGACAGAGGATCCACAAGACCGTCAAGCGAAACTGTGCCGTCTGTTTCGTTTTCTTGATTGAAAATATTAGTAATAAACTGATCAGATCTTACACTCTGTCTGCGAATATCAGGTTTTCGTGTGCTTAAAATTCCCGATTCATTTGTTCCGTATGTTCCTTCAACATAGAAAACTGCATCAGCAGCAGTGGTAGTTTCTGATAATAGATTTGTGGCGCTATTTGTTACTCTTAACAATTTTCTGCCAACAATAACTGTTGGAGTGTCTGTGGTGTTTAAATGTATAGAACCGCTTAGTGTTCCGCTTGTTGATGATTTTAGAGAGCCTGCAACCAATCTATCCGTGACATTCAACCCATCAAGAAACAGATACATTTGTGTTTCTGCTTTTAGACCTGTCACTGCAAAACTTATTGTTGTATTCTTTGCATAAGGAATAACATCTTTTTTAACCACAAGATTTCCAATATTATCTGTGATACTTTCTGGTGTTCCGTTTCGTTGACCTGTTTGTATTCCTGTACCTACTGTGCTTACTGAACGAGTATCTGTTTGGTTGCTTGTGTTTGCTTCGTTGGTTGTAGATTTTCCTGTCCACAAAGATTCCCAATCATTCCATTGAGTACCAAAACCTCCACCCAAACCGTGACCAGTCAATGAACGAACAGATTTCAACCAATTGTCATTTTCTCCGCCTGAATTTACCCGAACAAAAGGAGGAGTAGTATCGTCAAACCAAAAATCTGAACTAGGAGTTATTTTCATAACACCCAAATAATTAGTTATATTAGCAGGATTGACTGTAATAGTTGAGCCTGCTTGCGCTTGAATAATCGCCGATGTTAGTCCATAACTCAGTGTGCTTATTTTGTCTGATGATGATGTTGTTCCGCTGTTTGCAGTTACACCAACAGCATACACTCGATTAACAAACGCTGGACGCAACTCTGTTTTTTCATAATCAACAGAACAGTTGTACATCGGATCTTCCACATCGCCGATATTGTGACCACGGAAAGGGTCTACCAAAATTCCATATTTAAAAGCAGGAGTAGATGTGCTGTCTGAACCGTAGACCTGGCTATTTTTTGCTTCTTGCTCAAGCAAACTTAGTGTGGAGTAATACTCCACAGAATCCAATCGTCTTTCAAGATTTCCTATATCTTGCATGGTGTATCTGCGATTGTTGTAATAGCGAATAGAGGCGTCACTTGCACTCTTTGTATACGGATTGAGTGTTACCGAATAAAGAGTCATTGCATTTGGGTCATCATTGGGAAGTGGTGCATTCAATTCTGAAATGCCCTTAATTACCTTGAATTTTCTGTCAGGAGACAGTGCAATTTTATCTGTTCTTGGCAGATAGTGAACATAGTCAAACTGATTGTCGTTGACTCCTGTTGTAAACGGCAAGAAGTATTGACTGAAATTACCTGTCACTCCTGTTCCTGTTGCGCCAGGAATTGTTCCTACTCGAATTGGGCGGAAATCTAGCACATCACACAGATTAGTTTTAGTGCCACTCTTCGGACTAGTAAACACAGGAATGTTTTCGTATGCAAATCCTGCCGTAAAACCATACGAATCCACAGTGAAAGGGCCAACTCCACTGTGTGCAAATCTTGTGAGTGTAATATTCATTGGGCCTGATAGTGACGCTGCAGTACCAGCGGTGTATCCTGGCGCAAGAACTAATCGTGACCAATCGTAATAGTTATCGCGCTGGCCACCGTCAAGATTAAAATACGATTTGATATTTTGATTAGCGACATTATTCACATAACCTGTAATAGACACAATGCTGATTACATCCACAGTTGGTGTGCCTTGCACTGTACTCAGGAATTTGTATGGCGCTGCGCCCTTATCAAATCTAAACTCTTGCCACAGGTAAGAAGCACCGCCTGTGAGTGTGAAAGTTTCAGTGATATATGTCTTGGTTCTTTTAAGGTAATCGGTATCAAATGCTTTTCCTAAATCCACAGCAACATGAACAGTTGCCTTTTTGCTAATGTAGGCTGGTGATGTTGTGATATATGCTTGTGAATAATCGGATACACCTGAACCTGTGATAGAAATAGTTCCTGTAAGACTTTGACCTGATGCTCCCAACACAATAACATCCTGACTAGGATATGTGGAGTTGTTGTAACCGTTGGGAAATCTTATCTGAACTTGGTCATTCGCTGTTGTTGGATAACCAGTCAGCGTTTTTATGTCCACGATTGCTGTTCCACCAGCACTAAAAACAACATTTGGAAAAATCAATACAGTTCCGTAGTCTACATTTCCAATTGATGTAGTGCCGTCATTTCCTATGCTTTTAATACTAGAACCTACAGGAAACGGAAACAACAACGATTCCTTATTATTTTGCAGTACAGTTGCTCCGTTTGTTTTGCTTAAATTTACAAATTGACTGCCTGTTTGACCCGCATTGTTTCGCAGAAATACTGTATTTACTCCACCAAATGTTAGCCCACCTGTCATTGAAATATCAAACAAGTGCAGGTTGTATGCGGTTAAACCGTTCTCGCTGTTTGTGTATTGCAATCCTCGGAAACGAGCAGTTCCCATTGATGAGAATGTTGCTCCTACGCCTGATCCTGCGCTTAGGTAAACTTCTGGCATTGTGCTTAGATCAAATCCTGTGAGTGCGTTAACAGCAGAAGCAGTAGCACCCAAAGAACTTAGTACAAACGGGCCAACAGAACCCATCAAAGGTTTTCCTAATTGAAAACGAGTATCTCTTGCTCTATCCATTATTACTTTTGTTGTGCTTTGAGTTTCAAATTCATGACCACTGATATACGCCTTGCCTGAACTCATATCGGCAGAAATTTGAGTAAGACCAATTCCCGCAGTGTTCAGATGGATTTCAAAAGGTCTTACTGTATAATTTCCCGATTCGTCATATGTTCTTCGTGCAAGAGTCTTTTCAAGAACAGCGTACTCAGGATACAGTTCTTTCTTTATTGTTAAGCCGTCTTTTACACGAATAAATTCTAGATAGGTGTCTCTAGAAAAACCATCCTCGGCATCGGTTGCTGTTGGATTATAGTTTTTCTGTGTAATGTTCAGACCGATTTTATAACGATCCGAGCCTGGAGCAGCATAGTTATAGTATCCAAATGCAGGATCGTTTATTGACTCGTCTTGATCTGCTGATATAATTTCTTTTACTGTGGAAAATCCTATGCTTACTGTTGGATTGTTATATAGTCTAAGCAAAGTATTCGCTGCAGATGTTCCTGTAAGGGAATATGCGCCTATTTGCTGCGCTGCGTTTACAACAAAGTATCCGTCAACATATCGAATTCCTGATTGAACACCAACGACTAGGGCTTTGTTTACTGCGTCTGCGGTTATGCCACCAATCTTGTAGTCGCCTGTAATTGTAAGATTGATACTTGTACTGTCTGCTGCGGTTGCACCCAACACAGTACCAACAGAAAATCCTGTGCCACCAGAAAGGTAATTAAAAAATATAACAGCGTTAGAGTCGCCTGCGGTAAATCCTTTTTCTGCATGAATAATTTTTGCAGTGCTGTGACCACTAATTCCGTCTCTAATATCAAGACCTATAAGGTCTGTGATATAATTTACCCCTGATACTCCAGTAACTCTTGCGTAATTAACATAGTTTTCTGATACTTCTCCGCCCATAACCATTGATCCGTTTTCAAAGGTATGGTCTGCAAATCGAGCAATTTGATTCTGTAGTATTGTTTGAAGTTGAGTAAGTTCTCTAGCTTGAACTGCATATCCTGGTCGAAACAACATACGAAGAAATCCTTTGGATTCGTTGAAGTCGTCGTAGTATGGATCAGTATTAAATATGTCTGGATTGTATGGCATTCAAGACTCTCCTCTAGAGATTGAAAATTATTTTAATTTCTTCTTTTTGTTCGGGGTCGCGGGTAATAGCATTCATATTCTGTATGTAGACAAGTTCTCCTGATCCTGATACAAAACTAGGAAGATAGGCTATACCTGATAGACCGCCTGTCGTTATACCGCTGTTTTCACTTGTATACACAATTCCTTTTGCGGTTTCAAATAATCCACTGATATTGGTTAGGTGGAGGGTTGCAGAAATTGAGGCATCAATTCCATCCCAATCCAATACTCTTGCACTGGCTATTTCCGATCCTTGACTGTTTAATCCGTATACAATAGAGTCTTTTGTGAAAGAATTAAAACCGAGTGGAAATTCTGGAGAACCAACAACAGTCATTGCTAGATCTTGTGGGTAGGTTTTTGTTCCTTCATATTTTTCCACAGTATCAATAACTTTTCCTATTTCCGCACCCAATTCGTCTATATCAAGAGAAGTCTGTGTAACTTTTTCATTAATAGCAGGAATTCCTCTTACAGATTCTAGATATAAATTTCCTATTGTTTTTAAACCTAGACTAGGATTCCACCTGTAAATTTCTCCTGTGCTGTGCGTGTTTTTTATATTTAAATCTTTGTTTCCTACAGACACACAGAGCATTCCAGGCAGAAAATCCGTTCCATCCCCTGAAAATAAAGAATTAACAGAACCAAGTCTTAGTTGCAATAGGTTTCTTCCTTCTGTTCCTGCAACTGTTTTTTCGTCTACGGAGTAAATAGAGAAACTGTTAGCTCCTTGGTGTACCAATCCCCCTGTTTTAAAACTTCCTGTGGTGGAAATATTACCTATAACCAATTCAGCAGATCCACTACTTCCTGATACTCCTGCTCCTGGTCTCCATTCTAAAACTGTTCCTCTAACTATGTCTCTTGCTTGGCCTGCATTAGAAGTTGATCCTTGAAATGCAGATAATCCCACAGAAAACGATCCTGTATAACCAGTCTCGTTTAGTCGTAAACGAACTTGTTTTTCAGTGAGTAATGGATTTTTAATAATTGCAATTTGTCGATAATCATTTTTTGTTGTAACTATATTACCGTATTGTGTGTCCAGTTCAGAAATTATCATAAGTGACGCTGCCCCTAATTCAGAAACAGGATTATAACCATGACCTCCTGCTGGTGGCAAAACAATATTTGCGATATTAGTCAGATCTACGGCGCCACCTATTCCTGTAATTCCTGCCACAACAGAAAATGCTGCGTTGCTATAATTCTTACCTGTGTCCACCATTGAAAATCCAGAAATATAATTTTGGTATGTTGTGTTTGTGCTTTCTACTTTGTCTCCAACAATTACTCCAACATCCGCTCTGTTTAATTGTGGGTTGAGTGTGCTGCCTACAGATGAACCGTCTCCAGTTATTTTTATGTGTGGAAGTATGGAATATTTACTTGTTCCTGCACTCAATCCAATTACAAGAGGATAATCCAAAACCACAACTCCTTTTGCTGCGGTAACTCCATAACTATATGAGGATATAACTCGTCGCTGTCCTGATCCCTTTCCGTCGTAAACATTAAAAATATAGTTATTATAGGAATCGTCTGACTGGTTTAAAATGGAACTAGATATGGTTACTGTGGTCGCTCCAGCTGCACAATTAAACACTATATCATTCTGTGAATCTGCAAACAAGCATCCTGTTGTTACCACAGAATATTTATAGTTACTATTAAATTCTATAAAATCTATAGACCCATTTACAGCAGATTGTTTTACATAATACTGAAGTGTTCTGTCATCATTTTGTCGTAGAAAATCTATATTTTCAACAGGCATATAACCTAACTTAACAACATTTTGCGCCGCATCGTGTATTGTTTCACTTATAAATTTTCGTTTTGATTCTGGTATTTGATACATAAACTTCCACTTATAACCATCAGAAAGTTCTCGTATCTCAGAATCTGTGTGGACAGGAGTAATTGTGGATTCTGAACCATAATTATTATCAATGCACTTATACACTCTTTCTTCTTCTACCAATACATAAAATTCTATATTATCTGTTTCGGAAAACAAATCTATCGTATTCCGATATGGTGTATAGACTCTTTTGTATTGCCATGTATATTTTGGAATAACAATAGAAACATCAGATGGAAGAATTCTTTTATGAGCTATTGCTCCAACCCAAAAATCTTTAGTGTCTGCGTCAGAATCTGATGTTACAGGAATACTACCCTCATCTCCTTGCGTAAGTCCTGCATTTTGAGTTGTTGGCCATGGAGTGGATCTGCCTATGCTTAAAAACCATTTATCCTCCCCAAAAACACTAAAAGAGTTTAAAATAGATTTTGTAACATGGGTTTTATAAGATTGTCGTAGTGGGTCGCAGGTCATGGTAGATGTATTTATTCTAAATTTTACATGTCGCTACTGAACAAAAAGTTAAATAGATGCCACGGCCGTGGATACAATAGGTGTCTATAATTGCTTGCTGTTTGTCCGTTATTTGGTTCAACAAAATCAAAAGTTGCTCCTGGAGCGTAACCGTACTGATCCAACCAATCGTATCCTCCATTTTCACCGATAGGAACACCGTTATTGTTTACATATTGTATTATTAAAATTAAAGGTTTGGATGGTGTATAGTATTGATCGTTTGGATCTCCTCCATCAATAGTATTTCCTTGACCATTCAAATTTACTTGAAACTGCGATCCAGTTACCGATATGGGAGCTGATGTCCAAATGGGACGATAATATAAACCTGGATCTGATCCTCTATCGTGATCATAAGAGTACACAACCGCCCTTAATCCATTGTTTGGAATTTTAAAGTAGTCAAAACTTCCTGTGTTTGACTGTGAAAAAACCACATTGAATGTATCACTACCGTTGATTCCTGTGATTCTTGGTATGATACTTCCTGCTGCATCAACATAATCTAGTGTATCTGGCGCGGGGACTCCCCCGATTGTTACTGGAACACAAACAGGGTAAGAATGAATACCATCTTCCGATACTACATCATCCGCAGAAATACTAAGTGGACTGTATTGAAAATATACTTCAGACTCTGAACCTATAACAGGAAGTCCTAATTTATTTGTGTAAAATACCCGCAATAAAAGGCAGTCTCTTGCTTGAAGCAGTGTGTCGTTCACGGTTATAGTTCTTGGACTATTTTTTTGTATTCTAGAGTTCTGAGTATATGTAAAATTAAAATTAGGAATTAGCGCTTCCATTTCAGATACAGATTGCAATAGTATTGCTTTATTTGTATCTTTTCTGTACATAAACAACTCTGCTTTAAGTCCTGTATGGCAAGGTATAGAGTAGAGATCAATATTTTCTGTGTTTTCTAGTTCTAATGATACTCTAAATTCTCCCGCAGTTAGGCCTCTTCGTTCAAAAATTGTGGATATTGCACCAGAACCGTCGCCTGAAACTTTCTCAAATACTGAATATACTCCTACTGCATCGTTTACGCTAGTTGGTGGTATTTGTTCATTTATTGTTTTAATAATAACTTTAGGAATATAATCTTTTGCTATCACCTCATTACAACTAAATTCTGTTCCTGTTGGTATACCAAGAAATCCTCCTATGTTTATTTTTTTAAATTCTGTATTTTTGTCAAATTGCACAAAGGCATTTTGTGATCCTTCAGTAAATCCTGCTGCCCATTCTTGTCTTTGTGCGGTTATACTTCGCGTCCATTCCGGCCAATATCCCACAGACCCTGTTGCGCCGACCGCACCTAAAAACCCAGCTTTCTGTTTTATAGGAATTCTAATCAGTTGTGGTTTTGTCAATCTTGTATTGGGATGAGAGTATACCACAAACAAGTTTGCGGCACCCCCACCAATAATATCCATTTCAGCTCCATCTCCAATATATACGCCGTCTCCACTATACCCTTGAGCTGCCCCTGTAACAGAGATATCGTCTGCGTTCGCTGCAACTGTGGTGACCGCATATCTAACATTAGGATTGGAAGGAGGATAAAGCTGAGAGAAAATTTGCGTTCCCGCAGGAAGAACATCTGCACCAAATTCCACACCAGCCGCAACTACTATGCCAACGCCGTTTGATATAGGATTTTGATTTCCTTGTATCAGTAGTTGGTCATGAACTGTGGGATAGTAATGAATAGGAACAAGGTTTCCTGTAAAAAAAGAATCGCCAGCTGCATTTGTGGTAATACCATCACTTTGAAACCAATCATATAAGTTGTCAAAAGTGTTTAGTGAATAACAATTATAATGACTGATATAAGGAATTTCATATCTGGAAACATCCGTTACTTTATCTATTGAACCAGACACACATCTTTGAATTCTTGCTTTGCTAAAAAACGATGTTCCTATAGGATGTAATAATCTGAGAACTGCTTCTTTGTATTTTTTAAGTACCGCATCGGTTTCTAACACATAAGAAAATTCTTGAAAATAATGATTGTCTTGCATTACCTTATTCGTACTCAATCTACCATCATTGTTTGAGTAGTATCCTTCTTCTTCAAGAAGAGCTCCAACAGAAACCAATCCCACAAATCCAACTCCATTACTACTATTCACTGTTGCTGTTGTTGGGCCATCATACCCCAATCCAGAATTTTCTATTTTTATTTTTTGAATTGCTCCTGTCAACGAATTAATTCCAGACACTCTTCCTTTAGCTTCAGATATTTTATTTTCTGTTGAAAACTCTACTAAATCTCCTACAATATATCCTGTTCCGCCATTTAAAATTTTTACGGACTGAACACATGAAAATAATCTAGGTTCAATAATCAAATCACCAGAATTGTTGAAAAACTCTATGGGATATTGTGTGCCACTTAAAAAAGTTCCGTTGGTAGATGTAAAATATATTTGAGATACTTGGTGTATGTTTGTTTGTTGCGTTGTTACCGAATTTACATCCAACACAGATCCACTTGCTATAATTTCTCCAGTTTCTATATTTTTTTGTAGTATGGTTTTTCCCACGCAACTAAAAATGTTTTTTTTACTTGTGTGTAGTGTTTTAATAGATTTCTTTTTAATCCACTTGCCGTCAGACAAACGAAGAATATCGTTTTTTGGATAGTAGATACTAACAGAAGAATCAAAAAGAATACGAAACAAAAATTTATAGGTTTTTTCTGTACCCTTCGCTCTGTAAAAATCCTTTATGTTTTTTATTAATATTTTTTCGTCTAGTGGTTTTCCTGTTTCTTTGTTGACGGCGAGAGTTTCTGGAAAATCTAATAAATACTGTTTTCTAAAACGCTCCAAGAAAATGTCCATTGTTTTATCAATATCTATCACTTCACCTAAACGCATAGGGGATCGTAGATAATCAGTCTCTTTATCTAACCATTCATAATATGCTTCGATAAAAGCAACAATAGCAGGATGATCCTCCCGAATAAATTCAGGAAACTGATTCTGTATAAAACCAGAAATGTTATTAGTATTGCTACTCATGATATTAGTAAGGGAATCTTGCTCCAGATTGGTTGTTGTCTATTTGAGTCTGATCTTGAGAGAATGTTATTGATACCTGCTTTAGATCTATTACTAAAATATCATTTCTTCGTGTTCCTATGTCATCTGCTTTTGGTAAAACTGTTATGTAAATTTCTGTTTCTGATGATGGATAAACCGTTGTTGGTTGAAAACTTTTTAATACTACTTTTCCCGTTTTATAGTCTACTGTTCCTATAGAATTTGACATATACACTTTTTCATCTTCGACAAGTTTATAAATACGAACATTACCGTAACCATCATCGTCTAGTTGTGCCTTGATTGTTGGTTTTACTATCATACCACTTAACAAATCAGTATATCCAAAAACACTGCTACTAAGAATACTTGGATATCCCTCAACAGGATGATACAATTCGTTGTCAAATTTTATAGTATACGGATACGATTTACCTAATATAGGTTCTATTCTTTTTTGTAGTTTCATAATAGAACTATTGCTGCTAATCATTGGATTTGATTGGTCTATATACGAAGAAAATGTGGATAGTCGAAAATCTCTTCCAAACTGTTGTAAATTACTTGTTGCAAACGAAGCAATTCGTGAACGCAATATGGTCTCAAGAACAGATGGGGAAATTTTTGCCTTGATAGAACTATACCGAACAGTAAGATCAATAACCAAATAAATATACTCAGGATCAACCAATTTAGGAATAATTGTAAGCATATTTTTTTTGCTTAATACATTCTTTTCTATGGCTAACTTTTCTAGTATGGATAATTTTTTAGCACCAACTGGTTTTATAGAAACAAAAACCTTTCCGTACTCTGGTGGTGTGTTTTCTTCTCCGCCCCATACATAAATGGATTCTGCGGTATCTAAAAATTCTTTGGATAA